AAAAAAAAGAAGAAGAAGCTAAAAAAACAACAAACAACGTACAAGCTGAACCTCAAACAGCGGAATCATCACAACAAACACAAATAACTCCTAGAGCTAAGAAGTGGGCTGAGGAAAATGAGTGGTTTGGAACTGATGAGGTCATGACTAATGCTGCTATCACAATACACAACAATATCTCTCAAGAGGGTATTGAAGTAGACAGTGATGAGTATTATAATGAAGTTAACTCAAGACTAAGGAAGTATTTTCCTGAGAGTTTTGATAACACTAAGGACGAGCCAAAAAAAGAAGCACCGAAACCCGTCCAAACGGTTGCCTCGGCTGGTCGTAGCCAACAAGGACGCAGAACTGTGAAACTC